GGGCATTACTGCTCTATCTTATCTCATAGCGAGATAGTGACATACGTCAAGCTTCTTGATGTTTTATCATCCTGTGCGCCTATTATACCATCTGAAAAGATGTTAGGTGTTAGTTGGTGTCCACTAGTCCCTTATTATATTACGAAAAGGGCCTCACTGAGGTCAATGAGTAGTGGGTGATAATAATACTATTGACAAATAGCTATCGATCCTAAATTGGAACCATCCAAGGTTGTATAACCTACCTGCAGCCCTCTGAAAGGAGGAAACTGAAGGAAAAATGGTACATATAAATATAAAATACTTATGATAAAATTATTAAATTCTTTTAACAACTTTTCATTCCGTATTATTAAATTATTAGTACCCTCTTTTTCGGGTATGCTTCGTGTAAAAGCGGGGCGACCACTTGTAAATCATCTCTTACGAGGTGTTTTACTTGTGAAAGGCTCTATCACAAATTCTTGGGTTAAAGTTATTATAACTTATGTTCGATATTTATATTATCTGAATAAACATAGTGGGCCATCTTACGTGGCTAAGTACCTTAAAGGTTGTGTATCGTTACTAATGCAAGCCCTTGCGGGTGCACAGCACTCTTCAACACAAGTACTTGGTGTAGCAGTTTCTAGAACTAATCGAGGTTTACCTCGTATTATTCCTAAACTTCATAGATCAAAAATCCGTGAAGGAAACTTACTATATATCAGATTGTGGTTGACGTTATTTAGTGTATATCGAGTTATCGATTACACAGGTAGACTTAAAATATCTACTATAATAACACCTTCAACCGCATCTATCAATACTAACGAATTAGAACGAGCAGCATTATCACTTAAACAACAATTTAAGTCTAATGTTGCAGTCGATGTATCCAAAGACGCATTGCGTTCTTTTTGGATAGCATCTTCGTCACCTAATACAATTAACGTACCAGTTGCGGATAAGAACATTTCGTCTTATTCTACTTCTATTTACGCTGTAATTGGTTCTTTAAGAGCATATTCCTTTAACAAAATTTGGAAGACTGCATTTGAACTTATTGTAAGATTTAAATACATTGGAGGTAACAAGGCTATGAACCCTATTGTCAGAATCCTTCAATTCTGTCAATCAGCGGTTACACACTTTCCGTCCGAAGTATTATATCGTATCCGAGATGATTTTGATTTCGATCAAAACGCTCAGAGCGATGAAGTTTCTCTCCGATCACTTTATTTAGGAAAATTATCCTTTAAAGTTGAACCCGCAGGGAAAATAAGAGTTTTTGCAATGGTTGATTGCTTTACCCAATGGTTGTTATCTCCATTACATAAAGCGATATTTAGTTTTCTTAGAAAAATACCTGAAGATGCGACTCATAATCAAGATTTGACATTGAGTACATTTGTGGAACGATTACGTAACAATAAAATCAAAGAAGTTTATTCTTTCGATCTTACTGCTGCCACTGATCGTATTCCAGTATCTGCTCAAGCAATAATATTAGATATTTTTGCTGAACGAAAGGTAGGAGCTGTTTGGTCAAAATTCCTTACAAGTAGATGGTATCAACTATCTACCCCTGTTTGGGATCCAAAAGCAATTACCTGTAGTGCTCTAGGTATTGATCCTGAAGCTGAAAAGGATAATCCTTTTCTACTTCTGAAACTAAGTAAAGCCGGTAATGACGGACAACAATTGCCGTATGTGCATGCTGTTAAATATGCAGCCGGGCAGCCCATGGGAGCTCTGTCTTCGTGGGCGATGCTGGCCTTAACTCACCATATTATGGTTCGAATAGCCGCGCTTCGCGTAGGTTATAGAGAATTCTCCTTTTATCTAGTACTCGGTGACGACTTAGTCATTGCCGACAAACGAGTTGCTGCTGCCTATTTGGCACTTGCAAAAGAATGGGACATTGGTATTAATTTATCCAAGTCTATTCTTTCTGACAATGGATCTCTAGAATTTGCTAAACGTTTTGTTTACAAATACGAAGATGTTTCCGGGCTTTCTTTCAGAGAAATGTCCGTAGCCAAATATGACATAAGAGGATTACTACAGTTATTTAACCGTATTAAAGGTTTTCGAGATATTCGTATCTCTGAACTCCTTTCCTTTCTTGGACATGGTTATAAAGCTTTATCTCGTATTAATACTAGATATACCAAATTAGGACGAAGTATGGCAAAAGCTTTGCTATTACTTTCATATCCTAAAATGATATTTTCGAAGTTAATTACTTATAAAGAATGGATAACTTCTTCTGCTTTTAACAAAGCAGGGAATTTAAACATTATACCAGAACAATTAGATTACTTAAAGGATTTAGGTCGTAAAACAGCTAATTCTGTTAAACAGAGTTACTTACCTCGAAATCCATCTGAATTTAAGTCTTTCTTTTTCAGTATGTTATCTAGCCATTCCAGATTTGATCCTTCTTTCTCTGATAAATTTCAGACAGACCCTTACTTTGTAAAGGCCTGGGAAGAACTAGGAGAACCTCTTCAGGCATTAATGATGCCTATGTATGAAGAGATTCATAATAGTTGGGATCAAACAGTTGTGACTGTTAAAGATACCTATGATTTTAATGAATCATTAGATCTGGATACTCTTTGGACTTGTCTTGTTGATCTCGAAGATATTTCTTCTGAATCACACAATGCCTCAGAATTCCGACCTATTAATGACATTATTACCTTAGGTTCTTCACTGTTACTGAAACGAGCGAATATTATTCGTTCGCACTTTAGAACGCTTGCTCAAGAACATAAAGGGAAGATTAATCAACCTTCTCCTAGATATCCTCAAAAAGCCGTTGAAAGTGATCTCATGAAAAGAATCATGATGAAATTCAATAAACTCAAATTAAGTAAGGAACAGGCTAAGTAATACGCCGATTAAGGCAATATTACTCGTGAGAGTTTTAATCTCAAACTCAATACCCGTATATTTTGTTATACTCAGTATTGTACAGTAGGCCATATCCAGGATTCAAGGCTTATATATAGGATTACTATATTATAAGTGATGAAAGGATCAATGTAACCACTTCTCTTGTTCCCTCTACTAGATGATTTTAGTTGGTCATCTATTTTGGTTGAAGCTCAGTCAATGGGCAAGGCTTTTAGTCTTAATCATCCCCCTCACAAAGGTAAGGGTGAACAAATTAATAATACGCTTCTTGCGCCGTCGCTATATCAATATCTAAGCTTTGCTTAGAG